ATTGTATAGGGGAGGTTCAAGTGGATGGAAACTTGAAAAAAAGAAAAAACCGAATAAATAATTCTTTCGAATGTTCGAGACGTGATGGAGACAAAATATTTGAAGGTTGATTTTGAATCCGGCAAAAACTTTGGAAATATGAAGTCTTTGTGAAAAGTGAGTTGAGTTGTTCATATATAAATTTGAACAGAAACAAATAAAATTCAAATGAAACTCACAGAATCAAAGTTGCGTCAAATTATCGAAGAAGAAATTTTCTATTTGTCGGAAGGGAAACACGATTCGAATCTTGTTCCGCAAGATAATTTGACAATTGAAGATATCGAGGCCGGACAGTTTGTTAGTTTTCCATACATTCCGAAGGGAGGTGGAGACGAAAGGCGACGAAACGTTTTTGTCGTTGCAAATGCTCCGGATTATATTCACGGTCTTGATATTGATTACCTCTCTGAAAAAGATCTTGTTCAGTTCTTTGCACATATTCACGCAGATCTTGATCGCACTGCGCAGCAAATGATGAACAAGATGTTCGATAGCATGGGCATTCTTCATGCTGCACACGTTGCACAGCCGAGAAGCTTCTATGAAGACGTAATGAAGAAAAGTCGAATTAGTGGTATTAATCGAGCGTATCGTCAATACATCAAGACAAACATCGGAGAAGGTCTTATCAAGAGATTTCGATACAAGTCTTCTCTTGACGGGAATATTAACAGCTATTATTAAGAAACGAAGTTGAATGTCGGATACACAATTGCTTTGCACATTTACGTACCAGCCGAAAGTCGATCAAACGCTTTCGGAAATTGTTGAAACGTACGAGGTTTCTCGCGATCAAATCTTTGTTTTGAAGAATATGCGAGAACCCGAAGAACTTTTCTGTACGTATAATGTGGATAATGAAAATTACAACTCGTATCTCGACAAAACAATTTCCATTCACCGGAAGAAAGAGACAAACACTCTCTATACCATCAACGCACTCAATCAACTGATTCTTCATCTAAACGATGGAGTGCTTGACAAGTCGTTTCCGATTCCCTGGGAAGATTATGAAAACAGTCTTCTTGTTACTGACAGCGGAGACTTTTCGAAGATCGACACAACGCTTGAAGACATTGTGAATATAGAAAATATTGATTAATCATGAAACTCACAGAATCAAAACTGCAAAACATTATTTTCGAAGAACTTGAACGTCTGACAGAAAACGTCGATAAACGTACATTCAATAAATTTGCAGATCAAGTCAAAGAAGTCACTCATCAAATTTATGACCGTGACGCTGAAGTGAAGACGTTTCCTTCTTGGGGCGAAGTTGAGATTCGCGTTTCCGGCGTTAATATTGCAGAAGTGAGCATCGAAAATTTGGGTGGCATGTATGAAGTGCAAGTGCACAAACCTGGAGAAACGAGGGCGATAGACTCTCTTCAGTTTGGTCGCGTTGATGATATTATGCCCGGTGGAGGAAAACAGCGCGATTTCATGGCAACGCTCGAAACTGCTTTCAATATGAGATAATGAAAATTCGATAAACATAGAAACATTTTTCAATTTCGAAGGTTTAAGCGGCTGCGTATTTTCATTACATACACAGTCGCTTTTACTATATTATGTTTGCAGGAATCAACGTACTAGACGAACTTCGAACAAGTCTTGAAGAAGAAATTGAACGACAGGGTTGGTCAAAGGTCGATTCAACGTCAATGGGAATGGCTCTTTCTGAAGCCGAGTTTTGCAGCACGCAAGATCAATTAGCTGATAAGCTTTGTGGGGAAGTCGGCTGCTATCTTGAAAAACAGCCAGACGATTCGTATCTTTTTGCAAAGACGCGTCCACTTCTTAATCAGCATTCTTCATGAGTCCTTCATACGGATTCACAGTGGCTTCAATTGGTAACGTATACCTAACTATGCATTATCGATTGAAACCTCTTAGAATCTATTCTCACGCAAGTTATGGACTTTGAAACGTATATTGAGAAGACACGCGAAACCGCTGTGTATCCGGAAGACTACGAAAGAGATTATATCATTCATGGACTTGTGAATGAAATCGGTGAGCTTTTGGAAAAAGTGGAAGATCCGAATCTCGATAAAGATCAAGTACCTGTAAAATATTCACATTCATCTCCAAAGCACGTTGAAGAAATGGCTGATGAACTTGGAGATGCGATGTGGTACTTGGCACGAATATTTGATCATTTTGATTTTGATGTTTCTGTTGGATGGCTTAAAGCAAAAGCTCACCAAGATTCGATTTCACATGAAGAAGGTCAAAAACTCGTTAAAGAAGCTTTCGTTCAAGCATCAAAAATCAACGGGCATCAAAAGAAGTCTGTCCGTGACGATGTTGACAAAAAAGACTTGATTAGAGCAGATGTATTTGGGATCTATAAGAAACTTTCGAAAGCGTCACATCATCTTGGAGTGTTCAATCTCGAAGTGGTGATGAACCGAAATTTGGATAAGCTTTTCGACAGAAAAGAGCGCGGGAAGCTGAAAGGAGATGGAGATAATCGATAATTTTTCATAAACAAACAATATAACATATGTCAGAAGATAAAATTGAGAAAAAGGGAACTGTAACAGAAAAACTTCCAGACAATCGTTATCGTGTGGAAGTACATGCAACCGGAAAAGAAGTACTTGGAATCTTGAAAGGAAAGATGAAGCAGAACAAAATTGATGTTCTGCCGGGAGATGAAGTTCAATTGAAGTTTTCGCCATACGACATGAGCAAAGCATACATTACGTACCGCATATCTTAATGTTTTCTTCGTTTTTCGGTTACATTTTCGAAGGTTGTTGGCATGATTACGATAGCTGGAGCAAACCAGATTCCCGTCTTTTGTTTCAGTTTAAAAAGTGCTCGAAGTGCGGCAAAATGAAAAGCCGCCGTATCCGAGCTGGCCGTCGTATTGAAGGAGGCGCGAAACCAAAAAAACCGAATTCGCCTCCGAACGTTTCTTCAACTCCGAAACCTCCAACGGGCGGCACTGCCGAATTGACTGAGGAGAAAATGAAAGAAATCAAAAATCACTTTTGGCCGTTTGCAAAAGATTATGAAGGTCTAGAGTAAAGGTTCTAAGTTCTTACATTTCAAAGGGTTACAAGAGCGTGGTTCGCCACGCTCTTTTTTTATTTATACACACTTTCTTCACACTTTCTACATCCTTTCTTCACGGTTTTGGGTAATTCGTTTATATTTATAGGTGCATTAGGAAGAAAGATTTTCTGATGCATTCGAGTTGTTGAATGGCTCTTAGGCAGCCTTTTAATATCCCAACTCGCTAACCAATAACTAATGACGATTTACCGAATTACCAAAAACAAATAGTATATAACGCTATGAGTGTAGACGTAGACAAAATCAAGAATAAACTTGACGATCTTCGAAACAAAAATTCAAAGGGAAGCAACCTTTGGAAACCAGATGAGGGAAAGCAAACCATTCGTATTGTACCATATCGATATCAGATGGATTTCCCTTTCCTTGAGCTTTACTTCCATTATGAACTTCCGGGACAGCCGAATTATCTGAGTCCCATTTCTTTTGATGATCCGGAAGGAATCGGCGATGAAGAGCTAGTCGAGCGCTCTGATCCAATCGCTGAGTTCGCAGAAGAAATGCGACGAAAGAAGGGCCAGGAAGGTTATGAAATGTGGAAGACGCTTTATCCGAAGCGTAGAACGTATGCTCCGGTTATCGTACGTGGCGAAGAAGAAGCTGGCGTTCGGTTTTGGGGCTTTGGAAAGACAATCTTCGAAGAGCTTCTTGAAAAGTTTGCTGATCCGGATTGGGGAGATCTTTCCGACCCGAAAGAAGGACGTGACATTAAGTTGACGTATATTCCACGTTCGCAGTCGGATACAGATTATCCAAAAACGAGAATGAACGTCTCTCCAAAGAAGACGCCTCTTGCAGAAGATAAAGAGCAGATGAAGGAGTTCTATGATAGTCAGACGCGTATTACTGACGTGTTTGACGTACCTACCGAAGATGAACTTTCGGAGGCTCTTGAAGAGTATCTTCAGACAAAGGATGAAGACGAAGATGAAGAGCCTAAGTCTGAAACTGCTTCTTCGGATAATGGAGAAACGAACGTCGAAACCGAAGAATCAACCGATTCGGCAGACTTTGAAGAAGAGTTTGACGAGATGTTCGGTAACGACTGACAATAAATGAAGCGTTATTCGCGAAGGCGCAGTTGGCTTTTTGCTGACTGCGCCTTTTTCTTTCTAAGAACTTCAAAAAATCAAAACAAGATATGGCAAACGAAGGTAATCTTACATCTGCAATTTCGAAATCGATCAATCGAAAGACGAATAAAGATGATGGTCGAAAAGTCGCTTTTCGGCTTGACGACACAGAAAGCCCTTCTGAAGTTGATCATTGGATTTCAACTGGATCAACAGTTCTTGACTTGATGATTTCAAATCAAGAAGATGGCGGACTCCCGACAGGAAAAATCGCCGTTTTTTATGGACCGTCTGGTTCAGGCAAAACTCTTATAGCAAACCACTTGCTTGCAAATAATCAACAGCAAGGTGGAGTTTCAGTTATGGTGGACACGGAAGCGGCGGCAGACTTTGACTTCATGAAAACCATCGGACTTGATCCAAGTGGCGACTTTCTTTATGTTCAAGAGAACCGTCTTGAACGAATTTTCGAATATATCGAGACGGTGATTGAGAAAGTGAAGGAAAAAGACAAATCGGACCGTCCGGTTACGATTGTCGTTGATTCAATCGCTGGTTCTGTTCCGGAAAATGAGTATGAAGGCGATTACGGCAAAGAGGGATACAACACTGATAAAGCGATTGTGCTCAGTCAAGCAATGAGAAAGATCAATGGACTAATCAATCGTGAAAACGTTCTTCTGGTCTTTACAAACCAGATTCGTACGGATCCTTCTGTGATGTATGGAAATCCACATACGACGCCGGGTGGAAAAGCTGTAAAGTTCCATTCGAGTATTCGAGTTCACATGCGTAAGGCGAAGACGTTGAAAGAAGACGGAGAAATTGTGGGAGCAACAATTCGTCCACAAATCACAAAGAATCGTCTTGCTCCACCACATCGTTATACCAACTTCGATCTGTATTACAATTCCGGAATTGATGATCTTGGTAGTTGGTGGGAACCGCTTAAAGATGCGGGTGTGATTGATCATGTTGGTGGTAGTAGCAGTTGGTATTACATCAATGATGAAGATGGAAATCATCTTTCAAAAGATGAGATTCCGGGATCAAGTGGAGATGATGAATTCAAAACACAGGAAGGCCGATTTCGAAAGAAGCTCCATGAAAACAACGAATTTCAGAATATGATGTTCAACCGTCTTGTTGATGCCGTAACGCATGAGTATGAAGATGGTTGGGTTGACCGTTCGAACGTTGAAGCCGTTGATGTTGAAGAAGATAACGACGACGAGTAGATTCAACATATTTTCATTCTAACGAAGCTGGCTTGCATATACCTATAAAAGCAAGCCAGCTTTTCTATTCAAACAAAGTATTATGGAAAACGAATCATATCAAAATCTACTTGACACATTTCGAAAAAATCAAGAAGAGAAGAAGAAGCGTCACAAGAATTCAAAAATCCTGCTTGTCGATGGACTGAACACGTTCATCCGATCATTTGCGGTGTCGCCAGTTCGAAATCAGAATGGCGTACACATCGGAGGAATTGGCGGATTTTTGAAGTCAATGGGATTTGCTATTCGAAAGTTTGATCCGACTCGATGTATCGTTGTGTTTGACGGGAAGGGTGGATCAAAAAGAAGAAAGAAGATATTTGATGACTACAAATCTGGCCGTTCGTCTTCGAGTAGTTACAATCGAAATTACGAATTCGAAAATGAAGATGAAGACGAGGCAATGAAGCGTCAGATTGTTCGTAGTGGACAGTATCTTCAATGCCTTCCGGTTACGATGATGTCCATTGATCATATTGAAGCTGACGATGCAATTGCCTATCTGTCAAAGCAAGTGTACACGAATGAAGACAACAAGAAGATCGTCATGTCTTCTGACCGAGATTTCCTTCAACTTGTCGATGACACAACAAACGTTTGGAGTCCGACCAAGAAAAATTTGTATGACCGAGAAGCAATTATTGATGAATATGGAGTGCCTCCGCGCAACTTCATTATTTGGAGAATGATTGAAGGTGATTCAAGTGATTCAATTCCCGGCGTGAAATATGTCGGAAAAAAGAAAGTTCAAGACAAGCTTGGAGATCTCATTGAAAGAGAAGATTCGCAAAGCGTTGATGACGTTATCGAGTATTCGAAAGAGCGTTTGGATGAAAGCAAAACGTATGAACGCATTGTTGAAAATGAAGATGTGATGCGCCGAAACTGGCAATTGATGCAGCTTTATGATGTGAACATTTCGGCAGAAAAGAAAATGCAAATCACTGATATTGCTCGTCAAGACATACCTCCACTTGATAAGAATTGTTTTCGGTCGCTCTTCATTCAAGATCAGATGAATGCTGCGATTAAAGGAATGGAGAGTTGGCTCAAGAAAACGTTTCGAACCTTAAACAAGATGCGAACTGTTGATGATGAATAAAAATTACGATTACGACAAACTTTCGAAGAAGTTTGGAACGAATTTTCAAAACAAAGCGATTAGCGCACTATGTAAAGATTCAACGTTCTTTGATCGAGTTGCTGATATACTGAAACCTGAATTTTTTGATGGCGAAAGCCGACAGTGGATTGTAGAGAAAGCAATTCATTTTCATACGAAGTACAAAGACTCTCCTACCTTAGATTATTTTCATGAAGAGGTTCAAAGTATATCGAGCGACTCTCTGAATGCATCTGTAACGAATAACCTTAAAAGAATATGGAAGAACCGAAAAAGTCCGGATCTTGATTACGTCAAAGAGAACTTTCTCGAGTTCTGCAAAAATCAAGAGGTCAAACGGGCGATGAAAGAGAGTGCCGATCTTTTGCAAATCGGCGAGTATGAAAAAATTCGAAAACGGTTTGACGAAGCATTGTCTGCCGGAATGCGAAAAGACGTGGGACATGATTACATGGAGCAAATCGATGATCGAATGGAAGAGGCTCCGAGAGATACCGTTCCAACCGGATGGCCTGTGCTTGATGGAGAAGTGCTTGATGGTGGACTTGCGCCAGGAGAGATTGGTGTCTTTATGGGCGCTACAGGAGCGGGAAAATGCGTCGGCAAGGACGCTGAAGTGGAAATCGAGTATGAACAAGTCGGTATTGAAGCTGACGGAATAACTGCCTGGTTCGATCCGTGGGAAAAGATTGAAACTTCGGAAGGCGAGCTTACTGCTTGGGAAATTGGAAAAATCCTTGAAGAAGAAGATATAGAGTTGTAATCAACAGGTGGCGGCAAGACTGTAAAAAAGTTGTTGTTTTTGTTTATATTTATAGATGAACCGACAACAAAGAGCTATGAAAAAAGTGTCTTGCCGCCTCTGTGGAAATGAATACAATCAAATAACGAACACCCACCTTTCTTCAAAACATGGGCTTACGACAGAAGAGTATAAATCTAAGTTTCCGAATGCCCCGCTTGGAAAGATGACGAAAGAAGAACGGAATAAGCAAAGTAAAAGAGCAAAAGAGGCGATGAACAGGCCGGAAGTTCGAGAAAAACTGGAAGGGAAACTTACGCCTTCACAACCGGAGTTTTGGATGGAGAAGAAGGGGCTTTCTGAAAGTGAAGCCGAAAAGCGAGCTATACAAAATCAAAGAGAAGCACATAAAAACCGATCCTCCGAAAGCTATAAAAGCATATGGCAGGTTGATTTTTGGATGAATAGAGGACTTTCCGAAGAAGAGGCGAAACAAAAAGTTTCTGAAATCCAATCTCGAAACTCCAAAAAAGCTTCAAAGTTCGAAGGAAAATCACACACGGAAGAAAGCAAGCGAAAAATTGCTTCATCTATGTCTTCTGTAATCGATGGAAAAAAATCTGAATGGGTAAACCATTTCAAATCTGATGGCTTCGGATCAAAACTTGAAAGAAAAATAGCAGATTGGATAAAGTCTGAAGTAAGAAATGACATCGAACAAAATGTTGAAGTTGAAACTGGAAATGTTGTTGATATTATCGCAAAAGAAAAAATTGTTG